CCTGCCGGCAGATACCCGTAGTTGTCGAAAAACAGATCCACCGGCATGGCCAGCAGCGACCCGTCGGACTGCCGGATTTCTACCTCCGTCGCCGTCCGCCACCCAGTTACCTCTACCTCACTTTCGGTCACGACCACCGGAATACCTGCCTGGTTGCCGATCTCGTCAACCGAGGCCTGTATCACGTCGCCCGTTGCCAGCGGCTGCGACAGGCTGACCGTAGCAATTCCGCCCGCCAGCGTCGCCGTACCCAGCTGCCAGATGCCCCGTGACACCACGACAATCGTGCCGTCCGCCTCGTTGCACCGGATGCCCGTAGTTACCGACCCCGAAACTGCTCCCGATATGATGTCAGCCCGATTCATTTACTTGAGTGCTACCGCCGAAAACGGCTCGATGGGCGAGCCTGTGAAAAACCAGATTTGGCCGCCCTCAGCCGCCCCGTCGGTCAGTCTCCCGTTTACCGACACCGTAAAGCCGGTCCCGTCCGGCGCGTTCGTTTCGGCGAGCACTACGCCGTTACCCTCGTCTACTGAGGTAATTTTCGTTGTGTAAGGCTGCTGAGCCTCCACCGCTGATTCTGTCAGTTCCTCCTTTTCCTTTTTCATCTGTTTAGCGCGTGACCGTCGGCCACGTGTTATCGTCAAAATTGCCCCGGTCCGCATTGGTCTGTAGCTCCGACTGGATCAGCTCATCGAGCGAAAATTTCGCCCCCTCGATAATCTGACCGGCCATCAGCAGCCGCAGAAACGTGAACTGCTGCATTACCTGCCCGCCCTGGATCTGTTCTGGTGCCGGCTCCTGCACAAACCGGCCGAAATCCGGCCCCTGAGCCAGCGAAACATAGTTGGCATCCGAGATTTCAACCCGTTTGCTGATCGTTCCGGACTGCCCGAAGTCAGTGGCGCGGATCTCCGTCCCGCCGCTCAGTGTGTAGTGCTCGATGTCGACGTACAGGTACGCCACATGCTGCTGAAAATCCAGTGTCATGTAGCAGTCAGCGACCCTGAGCCGCCGCTTGATGGCCGTGCCATCCAATGTTCTGTCTGTGAGTTGAATGTTGGTAAGCATCTTACAGGCTTGCTAGTAGTTGCATGTTGAGGGAATACCCGTTTGTGTTACCGGTTCCGATCACCGATCCCACCTCATTGAAGGCCACCTTGACGCTTACGCCGCTGCCGCCCCCGAGGCTCGTTTTCGACGATTGCCAGCTGGCCACGTACGAGGTCTGTACCGTTTTTACGCTGTAGTTTTTCCACACAAAATACAGCACTCCCGCCGTGGCCGGCGTCGTAATCGATCCCAGTGAAACAAGCCCGGTCGGGCTGGCTCCTTCAATCTTGGGCCTTACCGTCTGGCTGGCCGCATCAACCTGGTGGAGGGCGCACGCAAACGGATAGCGGTTTGCCGGTACCGGGCTTTCGTTGCCCATAATCGTGTAGTTCGCTCCGTAGGAAGAATACGTGCCCAGGTTCGCATCGCTCTGCCCGTACTTGCCCACCCGCGTATCGGCCGCCATCGCCGCGTACTCCGTGCCCGTAATCTGTACCCAGTCTCCGCCGGCCGCCGCCGTGTAGGCCGACAGCGACGTGGTGAGATACGCCGCCGGATTGACCGGAAATACATTCCGCCGGGCCCGCGCCCCGATTCCTCTTCCTGCCCGCTTCATCGTTACGTTGTCAGGTCGCCGGAAATGACAGCGACGTTACTGGTCCTGTAGTACACCGTAATCATTGCATTTTGACCCGCCGATTTGAAGGCGTCGCCTCGGCTCACAATCGATACTCCGGATCCGGCCACAAACGTAACCTGACCCGTACCCGACACATCGACCTGATACCACTTACCCGCTGCTCCGGCCGGTACCGTGTGATTCACGGCCGTGGCGCTGGTATGCTGCACCGTATTACCGTAGTCCGTCGATGCTGATGTGTAGTTCCCGGCCTGCGTGTTGATGCCGAATGTCAGATCGGACGGCTCGGCCACCATGCCGATATTCCAGCTGGCCAGCGTTCCCGAACCCGACACCCGCGCTACCGCAATCGTTACCGACGTGGCCGAAACCGTAGTCACCGTTCCCTCCATCCAGTTTGCTGACGAATTAGCCGCCCGCAGGTAGCTTCCGACGGTCCATCCCAGATTCGCAGATTGCGCGTACGTGAACGTCTTGTTTCCTGTACCGATGGTGAGAGAGGTTGTCGAGCTGCGGGTCACATCGACGTTAATACCGGCCGATCCGGTTAGTCCGATGCTCCAGGCCGTGTACGTACCCGACCCGTTGAAGGAGTCAACCAGCACCGTCAGGCCCGTTGTTGTCACCGCCGTCACCGTTCCGGCCATCCAGTTTGCTGAGGAGTTAGCCACAATCACCCGGCTACCGACGATGAATCCCAGATTGCCCGTCGCCTCCACGAAGGTGAAGGATTTCGAGCCTGTACCGATCACGACACTGCTCTGTGAGGTCCGTACCACGGCCACCTGATCGTCGTCGTAGAGCTTTTCGCCCAGCGTCTTGACAATATTCCGAAGGTCAGCCGGTTGTATCGATGCCGTCACGTTGTCGGGCAGCAGGCTATCAACCAGATCAAAAAAAGCAGCTTTTGTCATTCGAAATAGGTAGTTGGGAATTCTTCACTGTACGCCCGTCCGGTGTCTGTCACCTCTTCGCTCCACGCCGTTACCGCCACCTGTGCCGCTACCAGCTGAATCGTCACCACCGCACCGGCCCCCAGTAGAATATCCTGCTCAGTACGGTTGAGTTTGTCAGGCGTCAGCACCGCCCGGCCCGGATTGTAGCGTACGTTGTTCACGTAGCAGCGAAGTTCTAAGGCTTCGTTTCCGGTCCGGATTTGCAGCTGATAACGCCCTGGCGGAACCAGCGTTCCGGCCCTCAGACGGATACAAACATCGCTGCTAACCACATACACTGGCAAGTTTTCCGGTGCATCAATCTGCAAAAACTGCGCGTAACCGGTTGATTCTGAGCCTTGCGGTGCACCCAAAAATGCCCGTTTATTCGACACCCTGTTTGCCTCCGTCAGCTCGGTTTGTGACTGTTCCAGCCGCCGCGCACCGATTGCGCCCAGCTGTTTCAGCTCCGATTTGGCTACAAAACACCGGCCGTCGATCCACACCTGCCGGTGTTTCAGCGCCTGCCACAGCGCGGCGTGAAAGCCCTGCCACATCGCCAGCGTCGTGAGCGTATACTGGTATTCCGCCTCCGTCGTCCCCCGCACATACTGCCCGTCGAGCGTCTGGCTCACCGAATCGGACTGAGCCAGCTTTGCCGGTCCCAGCGTCGCCGGAATCCGGATCTGCTGCACAAGGCCCGGCTCCTGATAGTTGTAATCGAACGTCTCGCCCTCGTCCGTGTAGCGCATCAGCACCGTAGCGCCCGCGTCCGGCCGGATCCGGACCGGATTCGAGACCGCCAGTACCGTGCTGCCCTTGCAGATTGCCAGCTGGCAGCTGTCCACCGATGTGAAGTCGATTTCCGCCACCACCGGTAGGTTTGTAAACCGCTTCGGGCTTGCTGTCAGCTCCACATCCGCTCCGTCGTCTGCCAGGTTGTAGCGCGGTGCCTGCTCGGCGTAGCAGTTTACAACTGTAGAAACCGGCAGGTCCAGCACAAACGGAACCACGTTGATTGTCCGGCCCGTAAGCTTCTGCGCGATCGTTAAGATTGTATCCTCATCCGTTGCCGTCACCACCTTATCCTGAAGGTAGAATTTCATGCCCTGCTGAATCGCCGACCCGACCGTGATCAGGTAGCGGTCCACCGTCGCCGCCGGTGTGTTTACTTTGCCGGACAGGTACAGCTGCGGATTGTTGGTGTTTGTGAACTGCCGGACACCTAACGAGACCGTCACCGACGGCGTGGCGCCTATCGGTACCGCCGCCTTTCCGGACGTGCTGTTGAAAAAAGCGGCAATCGTCGTGGCTGTATCGCTCGCCGTGGCCACCTTCGTGCGCGTGGTCATCCCCGCCGCCGACAGCTGGTAGATATTACCTGCCACCACATCCGCCCCAACCGTGACCGTATACAGGTCATTGGGGCTTGATGTCGAGCTGTAGGCCGCTGAAATCGTGGGTCTGTTGCCGTTTGGCAGCGTGTAGGTGCCCGGCAGGGCCGTGGCCGTCATCGACGTCCCGGCCGCCACCGTCAAACTGTTGTTGAAAACCCCCAGTCTGGAGAGGATCACGTCCGGACTCTCGCCCCCGGCCGCCGTGTAGCTGCTCCCGTTGAGGCTGTACACGTTGCCCGATTCGATATCCTCGCCTACCGTCACCGTGTAGGTGTCCGTGGCCGTCGTAGTCACCGAACCCAGTTTGGTATGCGTCAGCATCGGAATTACCCCCCGGGTACCGACCACCTTGCCGATCCCGATCCGCAGCGCCGCGTTCCCCAGCCGGAACCGATCCGAGTGGTAGCCCCGGATCGTAATATCCGGCCCGTCCGTATCCACCGTTACCGGTGTGTACAGATAGCCCTCGTAGTGCCGCCGGATCGCCTGCACAAACTCATCCCGCGTCGGAGCGACCGGGCCCGCCTGGTAGCGGAACGTGCCCAGCACCACCCGCCCGTCCATGGTCTCGATGGCGAACTGGCGGTACTCGTTTGCCGCCGGTGCCGAGCGCACCCTGATCCGGATCTCCGTGTACGACTCCGAGGCCTGCGCCCGTAGCGTTCCCAGTACTGCCCCCGTCACGCTGTTTTTGTAGCTCCGGATTACCAGATCCTGCGGCCTGTAGGGATAGATCGTGGACTTAGGAACCAGCAACCGCCAGCGGTCACCCACGGCCGCTATCAGTTCATTCAGCCGCCACTGCGGCAGGTACTCATCAACCGGCATCGGCTCGTTGTCGTCTGCCAGCCGGAAAAATCTCAGAAAGTGCTGAAAGTTCATAGTTCGATGTCGATTGTGGCAATATCTCCCGTTGCCGTGTGTTGCCAGTCCGCGGACATGATCAGGCCCGTCCGCCCGTCGGGCAGCTCCAGCCAGCCCTCCAGCTGCTCGTATTCTGCCATGCTCATCGTGGTTGTCACCAGCGCCCGCATCGGGACCGGTTCGCCCGCTACCGCTACCGGCTCCGACTCATCCGTCAGCACCGAATCGTAGCCGATCACCGCCGCCTGCGTGCCGGCGTCGGTAACCGTCAGCGGCCCGTTGCCTGCCAGCCGCCACGCCCAGCGGCTCAGGTTCCGCATCGGCGTAAACCGCAGGTTGTAGCTGTTTCCCGCGTCAATCAGCCCGTCAATCACCTGCGTCCGTTCCAGCTTCTCCGCTATCCGTCCGTACGGCTTCTGCACCGTCGCAATCACAAACAGGCTGTCATCGTACGAGCTGGATTTGTTCTCACCCGCCTTGTCCGGCTGGAACTGAATCCGGCGCACCTCCTCGATCAGCGTCCCCGACGCGATCAGGGCTGAGGTCAGATTCAGCTCATTGCGCAGATTTGAATTGCGCGTCGCCAGCCGCCGTTCGCTGTTGACCTCCAGCTCAGAAACTTTGCTTTCTGCCTTCCACGTCTGGTAACCCGTCCGGATTGAATTGTAGAATCTGTCCGTATCTGGCCGCTCCCGGTAGCTCAGCAGTTCCGTTATCCGGTGTACCGGTGCTTTGGCCAGTGCCGTTTGCAGATCCTCGACGATCACCTCACTGCCTGAAATGGTTAATTGCAGCGGTACCAGTGCTGACAGTCCCTCGAAAACCTGCTGAAGGCTCACCCTGACCGGCCGGACCACACCGCGCAGATTGGCTCCGGACGTCAGGAAGATATTCGCCCCGTCGCCAACCTGAAAAAACGAGCTGTTCAGCTTCAGCTTTCCGCCGCTGGCCTCGTCGATCAGCGTTGCCAGCAGCTGGTACGCCGTGAAGCCCATCGCCGTGCTGTCCGCGTAACTTTCCTGCACCCCCAGCGAAATCAGCGTCCCGCTGTTGTAGGTGAAGGAATACGAACTGACCGCCGTTTCCGGCACGAACTGAAGCACAAACCCCTGTTCCCGGCTCAGACTCAGCGCCACATCCACCACGCAGTCGAGCGTCGTCGCCGACGTGCCGACCGAATACCGGCCGATGGTCACCCCGCCCGCCTTCAGCGCAAAAATGGTCGTCGTGTTGGCCGTTGCCGTTATCCGCAGCTGTCCGGCAATCCGGATCGTCTGCACCTGATCCGAGGTATTCAGGTAGTGCAGCGCACTGGTGGTACCCGTCTCGTACACCGTCCCCGGAATATCTTCCGCATTGTCCGGCTTTGCCAGCGGTACCGTATGGGTCAGCACCGCCGCCGTTTTCACCGTCTGGCTGGCCACCGCCCCCGATGCCGTCAGATCCACACTACCCGACAGCGCCCGGCTGTGCAGCAGGCAGGCCGCAACCGGCGTCAGCGAGTAGGTCGTCGTCGCGTTGGCCTCCAGGGAGCTGACCGCCATCCGGTCGCGCGTCGAAATACTCACCCCCCGTCCGTCGTAGTTGTACTGGCTGTAGTCGATGTAGCTGTCATACAGCACCAGACTACCGGATTTGAGCGTGAAGCCCGTTTCGGCCTGCATGCCCTCGTAGGCCAGCCGGGTCCTGAGCAGGTTAACCACCTTCGGCTCCGTAAACCGGATCGCTCCCGCCGGAAACGTCCCCAGCTTCCGGTACAGCCAGCCCATATACCGCCGGTTGCGGGTTTTGGTCAGCCTCAGTCCGTCGATCCCCTCCGGCTGGTGCACCACTATGTCATCAATCAGGCAGGTTATCATTCGATTTGCAGGTTATAGAATTGTTTAGCCTGTTTTACCCGCTCGCGGCCTTCCTTCATCAGGTAGCGGTGTCTGGCCATCAGGCTTTCCCGTTCCGTCTCGCTCATCGCCGGCAGGGACGTGAGCTGAATGCAGTGATTCAGCAGCCGTTCCAGCTCGCCCACGCCCAGCGGCACAATCGGGTTGTTGAGTCTGTAGAGTGTTTTGGCCGCTGCGAATTTCCGAGGTCGTCCGCCCTTTCTCATCGGTTCATCAGGTTTTGGTGGTAGGTAGTTGTTGACTGGGTGCCGGTCTCGGAGAGCACAAACCCGTTCTTATCGATGCTGACCGTAAGCTGCTTCTGTCTGGCCAGCGCCTCGGCCACCGACCGCAGATCCTCCCGCAGCGGCGACAAATCCAGCGTTGGCTGACCCAGCGCGCTCACAATGCCCTCCGGCAGCCGGATCGTCGTATCCGGAATCCGGTAGCTCTCCGGGCTGATCAGCTGCGGGAACCTCGCCGCCATCGCCTCGTACGACTGCATCCGGCTCACCAGCTCCTCATTTGAGATGCCAGACAGTGCGCGGTTCTGGTCGACCGTCAGCACCCGCTCCCCTTTGGTTAATCTTGCCATTACCGTGTCGATACCGTCCGGGAACCCCTCGCCGCGTACGTAGTCCGTGCCGTCTTTGAAGGGGATGCCCAGCTCGCGCATCTTCTGCTCCAGTTGTCCCAGCTGCTGGCTGAGCTGACTGAGAATCTGCTGCTGCTGCTGGATGAAGTTTTCCAGGAACTGGCGCCGTGGCATATCCGACCCGTTCGGATCATTCAGCGCGTTGATCTCCTCCCCGGCGTTGTAGATCTGCTGATAGGCCGTGGCCTGCTCGGCCTTTTTCGCGTCGTATTCCGATTTGATCTGCTCCGGCGTGGCTGGTGTGACCGTATTACCACCGCCCGACGATCCGCCCGAACCGCCCGCACTCACGCCGCCCGAATCAAAACTGATTGACTCAATATCACCGATCGCTGCATTCAGATCGTCAATCGCAGAGTCGATTTTGCCCCGGTTGAACAGGTTCCGCTTGCCCCGAAGAATCGCAATCTCCGCCCGCAGTTCGGCTATCTTCATCTGCTTCGTTGCTTCGAATATCTGCCGGTTGGCCGCGTTCACGAAGTTGGCGTAATCCGCCTGCGCCTGCTTCATCTGCTGCGTCGTAGCTGCCTCTTTCGCTGCAATCTGGTCTTTCAAGGCCTTGATCTGCTCGGTCGTCGAGGTCTCCAGCTGCTTTGTCTTATCGGCTTCCTGCGCCTTGGCTTCCGTATTGGCCAGCGAGATTTCTTTGGTCTTGTCACCGATCGCGTTCTGGTATTTGGCGTGCACCTCCGCGATCAGCTGCTCGAAGGCGTTCACGATCCGGGTCCGCTCCTCGGCCGACGATGCCCGTGCCAGTTCCCGGCCCATCGCCGCCTGCAGCGCCGCCACCTCGCGGGCTTCTCCCTGTGCCAGCAGCTGCGCCCGGTACTGCTCATCGGCCTGTAACCGAAGCTCCTTATCGGAGTAAAACTGCTCGTTGGCCGCTTTCTCGGCTGCTAAGGTTTCTTCCAGTTTTGCCTGCTCGGCATCCTTCGAAGCAATAAACGCGTCCAGTTCTTCCTGTAGGGCTGCTATTTTCTCGTCCCTGAGCCGTTTGGCCTGCTCGATGGCCAGCTCCGTCTGTGCAATCACGATCTGCTGTTCGCGCGCCGCCCGCTGCTCCGAGGCCGCTTCCTGCTCGGACTGATTCTGCTTCCATGCCGCCAGCATTTTCAGCAGCGAAATGCCGAAGTTGATCCCGAATGCCCCCTTCTTGAAATCCCAGATCTCGCTCAGCTTTTCTCCCGTCGCCGTGTTAATGTCCACCACCTGCGCCGCGTACGTCAGCTGGGCGTCGATCAGGTCTTTCCCTTTCGAGAGTTCCTTCTGCCGCTCGTAGAATGCGTTTATGATTTCTTCCCGCTTCTGGTAGTTATCGCGGTAGTTTTCCAGCTCTGTTTCGAGCGTCTGTTGATTCAGCTGCATCAGCGTCTCGTACACATCCACCATCGTATCGCGCGTGCGGACAATCGACTCCGAAATCGCCTTGCCCGTCTCGACGGCCAGCTCCGTGAGCTGTTGCTGCACCGCCGAAATCAGCTCGGCGCCCATGCTGATCAGGCTCGTCATCGATGCGGCCGACATCGCATTGACCTCTGCCATGTTTTTCTGGGCGCTCGCGACGTTCTTCTGCGCATCGGCGATCTTCACCTGTACCTCCTCGTTGCTCTGGTCGAAGTTTTTCCGCAAGCTCTCCAGCTCGTATTGGGCGTTGGCCAGCCGGTACGCCGAAGCCTCCCGTGCTTTCCCTGAAATCAGGTCTATGTCCTGAATCGCCTTAACCGTAGTCGCTGCCAGTATTCCGCCCAGTTCGCTGCCCTGGCTGATCATCTGTACCAGCCCGTTCAGCACCTCCAGCCGTGACTGCTTCTGGATCTCGGCCGTTTCCCGCACGATCTGCGCCGTCTCCTTGTGGGAGGTCTGAATCTGCTGCTCGGCCTCGTTGATCTTCTGGGCGGCGTCGGTGGCGTTCTTTTTCCGTTCTTCAGCCGCTTTTTTGTCCGTTGCCAGCAGTGCATCTGTAGTGACCTGTGCCGCCTTGATCTGATCCTCGTAGTTGTAGGTGCTGTCGATAATAGCCTGCGCTACGACCTGTTTGCGCTTCTCTGCGTATTCGGCTTCGATGGCCAGTATCCGGCGTGCAGCATCCGTCTTGTTGGCTGCGGCTTTGTTGGCCGCCTGTATATCGACGTCCTCCTGCTCCTTCAGTGCCTTCAGCTGCGCCTCCATCGTGTCGGTATTCTGTCTGGCCAGAATCGCCTGCAATTCCGATGAGGTCAGTTTCGCCTGCTCCTTTTTCTTCGTATCGTGGTTAACCGCTGAGGTGTATTCGACCGTCTGGGCCTTGCCCTGAAGCTCGGCCAGGGTATCATTGTGCTTTTTCAGGGCGGCTTCGTACTCGTCCGTGCCCGTTTTCAGATTCGCACTAACCGCCGTCCACCGCGCGTTCTCCGTCGCAATCTGGGCATCCTTACTTTTCTGGTTGAGCCCGACGACCACCTTTGTGTGTTCGTCAATCTGCTTCTGGTTCTTTTCCAGCGCCGCCTGCGTCTCGACCAGTTTCTGCGCCGGCTTATTGCCGAAGATCGCCGTATCAATCAGGTTGGTCCAGCTGTCCGAGCCGTCCCCCTGCCGCACCGCAACCGCCGACGTTCTGAACTTTTCCACAAGCTTATCCACATTCCCACCCACTTCGGCGTACAGCTCAGGCGCATTCTTCCTGATCTTTTCAATCAGCTGCTCCTGCTCTTCGAGTAGCTTCTTCTGCTCTTCGGCCAGCTTATCCACCCGGTACGCTTCCCGTGCCAGGTTGATCCGGTCCATGTACGACGCATTGACCCGCGTCAGGATCGAACTCAGCTCGTTGTTGCTGACTTTCTCGGCGTTCAGACCCGCGAAGTAATCCGGATACTTCTGCATCAGCAGGGTTATTGCCTGCGTCCGCTGCTCAGTACCCTGTTTCGCATTCATCGCCGCTGTTACCAGTGCATTCAGCTCCGTGCGCTCCTTAACGATTGCCACCTCGCCGTCGGACATTGCTTCCGTTATGTCGGTGTGTGCCGCTTTCCATGCCAGATAGGCAGACGTGGCCAGACCCACCACCGCGATAATCGCCCCGATCGGGTTCGCTGCCAGTGCCGCCCACGTCGACCGGGCCGCTGCCGCCGATGCAATCTGCGCGTCCGTGAAACCTTCAGTAGTACCCTTCACCGTGATCAGTGCCAGGTTGTAGGTGCCCATGGCAAACGTACCCGCTTCCTGTGCCAGCGTCATCGCCGCCGACGCCGCCGCACCGGCCGACGTGGCCACCCGCAGCGACACAAACGCCGTCACCGCAGAGGTAATAATCGTCATCGTCCGCCTGATCGCCGACTCTGACCCCAGAAAACCCTCCGTCATATCGGCCAGTATCCGGATGCCGCCCCGGATCTCATCCTCGAAGAAATCCCCGATCTTGGCCTTTGCCAGAAAGAACTTATCCGCCAGGTTGGACACCTCACCACCCAGCGTCTTCGACTGCAGCGCCATCAGGTTATAGTACTGGCCGCCCACCTGCGACGAATCCAGTACCGCTTTCCGGATGTCGGCGAAACTGATCTCGTGCGCGGCCGCCAGCTTGATAACCTCCTCTTTGGGCTTCTCCATCGCCTTCGCCAGCAGATCGTACATCGGAATCCCGGCCTCGGTAAACTGCCTCATTTCATCCCCCATCAACCGGCCCTTGGTTGCCACCTGACCGTATGCGAGCGTTAACTGCGGCAGTTTTTCCACCCCGACCACCGATGCCATGTTCCCCAGTGCCGTAATCGTCGGCAACAGGTCATTGGTAGCGATACCGTACGCCTTCAGCTTCACCGTCTGGTCTACGATGTCCTTCATCTCGAACGGCGTCGTCTTGGCCAGATCCACCAGCTGGGCGTAAATCTCATTGGATACGCGCTTGGAACCCAGCAGCTGGTCGAGGGCGATCTTCATCGAGTCGATCTTCGTCTTGGCGTCGATCACCTCCATGCCGAACTGCTTGATCTGGTCGAATGCGAACGTGGCCGCGATGATCGAGGCCAGATTTTTCAGCTCGCCCCCAAACCCCTGATAGTTCCGGCTCTGCTCGTCCAGCTCCGCTTTCACTGCCAGCGTCTTGCGGCGCTCCTCTTCCTTCACCGTCGCCACTTGCTTGGCCAGCTCGGCCTTATAGGCCGCCGTCTGCTTATCCAGCTCCGCGTTCAGGCTGGCCGTCTGCCGGTCCTGCTCGGCCTTAATTACCGCCGTTTGCTGGACCGCCTCGGCCTTAACAATTGCCGTCTGCTGGTTCAGTTCCGCTTTTTGCTGGGCGGTTTGCTGGTTGAGTTCGGCCTTATGGGTAGCCGTCTGCTGGTTGAGTTCCGTCTTGAACTGCGCCGTCTGCTGGTTCAGTTCTGCTTTCTGTACCGCAGTCTGCCGGTCGAGTTCGGCCTTCCGTTCCAGATTCTCGGACTTTACCGCCGCCGTCTGCTCGTTGAGTTCCGAGCGGATCGCCGTCGTCTGCTGTCCAAGCTCCGTTTTCAGGTCGGCCGTCTGCTGTTTCCGCTGCGCCTTCAGATCATCCGAAATGCCCCGGATCGCCGTTACCTGCTCCGAGTTCTCCCGCTTCACCGCCGCCGTCTGCTCATTCAGTTCCGTTTTCAGAATGCCGGTCTGCTGGTTCAGCTCCGTCCGGACCGTATCCGTCTGCTGGTTCAGTTCGGTCTTAACCGCCGTTGTCTGCTTTACCAGTTCCGCCCGGACCGCCGCCGTCTGCTCCGAGGCCTCCTTCTTAACCGCTGTCGTCTGTTCCGAGGCCTCGCGTTTCACCGCTCCCGTCTGCTCATTCAGCTCCGACTTTACCGCCGCCGTCTGTCTGTCGTACTCTGACTGCTGTTTTTTCAGCTCGTCCGACACGTCCCGGATCGCTTTCCCCTCCTCCTTGTGTGCACCGACAATCTGGTCCGCTGACCGCTCCACCGTCTGGGTGTAATCCTTCTGGAGCTTAACCAGCTGCTGGTACTGTTCGGCCACGTCGGGGAGTTCGGAAATCGTCTCGATTCTAACCCGAATGTTCCGCTCTGACATTAGTATCTGTTGTTGTAGGAATGATGTAGAGCGAAGATCGCGGGCGCGCGGGGTGGGGTGGTAGGCAGGGGCGTCAGAATTCCGTTGAGCGGTCAACTGCAACGAAAAAAGCCCGGTACTGGCCGGGCTTCTGGTGTCAGGTATGCAGGTGATCAGCTCTTTTTGCGGCAAACCGTCTGCGTGGTCACGGTAATGGTGTACGTCGAACCCAGCGGCGTTGTTTCCACTTTTTTCTCCTCCTTTTTTTTCTTCTCGGCTTCATCGCACACCGTCACATCCATCGAATACGGTGACGGGGGCGCAAACGTCGGGGAGGTTGAGGTCGTTGTCACGAACGAGGTGCAGACGTAACAGGGCGGCACTTCCGGCCCCTTCGAGCAACCGGCGAGGATAATCAGCGAGCCGGCAATCAGTCGTTTGGTAATCGTGCAGAACATAGCATGTTGTATATTTGGCCTAAAACTAATCGTCTGAGCCATGAAAACAATACACTGGTCTGTTACCCTGTCAGTAAGCAATGACTTTTTTTCTTCAGCTGAGCTGAAATCAGACAATTACCTCAAGACGATTGCGGCCATCTGGCAACAGCATGCCAGACTGGTACACGTAGAAACAGACATCTACATCAGTGCCGTCCTGACTCCTTCCCGCAACATCTTCAGCGAAGATCAGGGATGTCCCGCCGGTGGCCGGAATGCTGTAACCCTCTCCGGTGTTTTTGCCGGCTCTGTTGTACACCATGAAGTTTATCAGAGACAGATTGCCGCCCTCAGCGATATTATCGGACGCACCGCAGCCAGCATCGACGCCGGACCAGCCAATCTTTTGTTCAGCGAGCTGTATTCAACCAGAATAGAAATAGAAAAGGACGACTCTGTGCCGTCCCTTTGATCATTTCCTTTGCAGTTTTCCTTTGCAGTTTTCCTTTGCATCCCTTTGCAGGTTTCAGCGTTGCTTCTGCCGCTCCTTCAGCTGCTCGGCGAGTTCGAGCCGTCGCTGCTGGTCTCTGAACCAGGCGGAAACAAAGTTGTAGTATCCTTCGACAGTCTGTCGAGTAAGCCATCCAATCCGTACAGGGTCTCCAGCTGCGAACTGATAGTTTGAATCGTCGCGCTGTCGGCTCCATTCAATTTCAGCTTCGAGCGGGTGAGCGCCCAGTCCAGCATCGCCAGTTCGTTTTTCTCCTTCCACGAGTTCAGGGTAGCGGCGTGGAATAGCTGCTGCAATGGCACGAACCGGCTCAAAGGCAGCTGTAAAAAAAAAGGGTATAGCTCCGGTTTGGCCATGAACCGCCGCGAGTTCCGCCGCCGCTTATCCGAATCGACCTCGTGCGGGTTCTCATCCTCGGCAAAGAAATAGACCCCCGCAATTTCGTACACCAGCTCCAGCGTCAGGCCCAGGTTGATCCGCTGCTCGACCCGCTCCTGCACCATCAGCGCCTCCCTGGCTGCATCCAGCACTTGTTCGGCGTCGAGATTCACCTGCGCCATTACCCGTTTCAGAAATGATTTGGTACTGGCCACCGATGCACGTAGCAGGTCTTCCGACAGCTTCAGCTCATCGTGCCGCCGGAAAATATCGCCGATCACGTACCAGCGGCTGATGCCCATGTTGATACCCTCCGAACTGGCCTGATAGTACCGGACGCCTTCGCATTCCAGAAACTTACCGTCGGGTAGCCTCACCGGCTCAATCAGCCCCGCGTCAAATGCCTCCTTAAAGTCTTTAATCATTATTGAGTAGTTCGGCCTCTGCTAAGGCCGTGTTAAAGTCGATAATATCCTGATCGCTGATGCTGTGAATCTCGTAGGTAATTGCCCACGCCCACCACGACGGATCGTAGTTCTTGCCCTGTCCCGGCCGTATCTGCCAGTACCGTTGCAGTACCGCCTGCGTATCCTGATCAATCTGCCTGATCCGGACGTAGGCCGTTGTCTTCACCGCCTCCATTGCCTTCAGTACGTCGGTTGCCGACTGTCCGCGGCCAAACAGCACCATCAGCGCCGTGTACTGGTTTTCCGAATACGAGCCGTACTGCGTCGTTCCGGCCGCGTTCATCACCCCCTGCAAATGGGCCGTTTGCAGCTTAAACCGGCTGTCGACCACCAGCTGCTTTTGTTCAAGCGGCAAAAGCAGCGTATTGGCCTTATCCTGCTGGGAGTACGTAACCATCACCAGCCCGCTGATCTGGGAGCCGGCAATGGTTACGAGTTTCGTGTTGATCTGCTGTATCGTTTTGAGAATCATATTAAATCATTCTGGAAAAGTAAAAACCACACCGTTCAGCAGGAAAGCTCCCGGCGCCTGGAATCTTGTTGCCACGAATCAGCTCAGAAGCCTCTTCTATCAACTCATTAACTCCGGGCAACACCTTTATTTTAAGTGTATGCAGCACGGCCGCCGCCTCGCTTTCGTCCTGTTTTGCCTCCATGATATTGTACTGAGCCTCGTTAACGTGCAGCTCAAAATGTTTTAAAAACGGATTGAACCCCAGCACGGCCTCGCCCATCCAGAGAGCAGGGTTTTTCACTACCGGAAAAAACGAGTTGATTGCCGGGGATTCGATGGTTTTGAGCTGGTTTATCAGCTCCAGTATCTCGGAATAGGTCATGGTTTCTTTTTTCTTGGTAGCCAAAAAATACCGTGGGCCGGTTCTCCCTTCACCCACACATCGCAGTAATCGCCATCGCGCTCAATCACAGCCAGCTCTTTGAGTTCCGGACACGGTACCGCTGCTATCGCGTATCGGGCGCAATCAACCATGTCCCGCTGTTTCATGAGCCGGATTGACACCACCCGATACACCGTACCGGTCTTTTTGCCGTTCACACTCACCATGTACTCATTTACTCTGGGTGGTACACAGCCCCAAAGAATCTGGTAGGTAAATTTCCGTACCAAGTGCGGTTCCATGGTTACGGGCAATAGATCGCCAGTTTCTTCGTCGCTTCTTCGTACAGGTATGACAGCAGGTAGGCCCACGGCTCGTTACCGGCCTGATCATGACTGCATCCGATGTTTTCCATTATCGCCTCCACTGCGTGAAAGCATTCATGTACCAGTGTGCTGTACTCCCTGCACGTCTCCGGTACCACGTGCATCGCTATCAGAATCGCTGCATTGTCGCTCCGGAACGTTACACCGTGGTAATCCTCGTCGGTTTCCTTCAGTATCTGCTCCCTGATCTGCGTTGCGCTCTTACTATCCGCCTTCAGCAGGATATCGGCAATCTGCCGGTGGTTGTACCCGAAGAAGAAACCGACGTCCTTTCCGTACACATCCACCGGCACCACAAAATGCAGCTGTTTTACTTTTAGATTAGCCATTAGTTACCGATATTCCAATTTCCTCTACATCCAACCGGACGCCGATAGGAGAAACCGACCCAAGGTGAGCGATCGCCAGCATGCCGGTGCGTAAAAAATGCATCCGGTGCATGAAGCTGTTTGTATACCACACCGAAGTAGGGGCCCCAAATATTTCAATTGTAGCCAGACTCCCCACACCTTCAATATCTGAGCTGTGTATCGTAGCCCCCTCGCCGCCATTAGCATAGGGCGTCATCCGTGGATCAACTTCGTTGTCTACAATAGTCAGCCAGCCATCCGCCATCAGCTTCAGCCAGCTTTTCACATTATCATTGACTGTCAGTTCTTCCAGCCGTTTCAGCTCCTTCACCATGTTGGCTATCTCAGGAGATAATAAGCCAAGCTCAATTAGTTTGTCCTGATCCATAATTTTACCAGTTCGCTGATTTTGGTTTTCTCCACAGATTCCGCTGCACCCAGATTGACCACTTCATAGGAATGGGAATGGTCAGCGCCCACCGCAGATACGGCAGTATGCCGATCAATCCTAAGCCCCATTGCCAATCGCAAATTATTGACAATTCAAAGCCAAATGAATCCAGCGTCCAGATCCGAAAAAACAGCCAGCTAAAAGAAAAGCCGGCTGTATTATGTTTGTCTTCAGGCTTGAATTCCAGTTGCGGCACAAGCGGGAATGCCTGATGATTGTACCACCTGAGTGGCTTGTATTCTTTTGTTGCGTTTGTTGTCATACTTTTAAGTCTTTCAAAATATTGTCTTCCAGGCCGCCCGCGACCTGTTCCTGTTCATCATTACTCAGCTCGAATATGGGCCCGTAGTATGCTTCCAGATATTCGGCCTTATCCGCCTGCCTGTTGTCCGTAAACCCGACCGTGGCCGAGGTGTCGGTAACGTCAACCGGTCCCCAGTTCCGCATCAGATCGCCTTCCAGCGTCAGATCGACGTGCTCCGTCTGCCGCCCCCGCTCCGATCTCCGTTTGGCGTGCCCCTGCGAGTAGGCGCCGTTCTTCAGCACCGATCTGGTCCGCATCCGGCTCCCTTCTGCGTTTTTTCCCTGCTGCTGCACACGATGCGCAACCAGTACCGTTGCATCGAGCGCCGCCTCCCGCAGGTGGCTGTACATGTTGGTCTCCACCCGCCGCACGTCCTCCATCAGCTCCAGCAGCACCTGCTCCGCGTTGGTCTGTATCCTGAACATGGTTACACATAGCTGGAAGGGTAGATGCCCGGCTGGTTCTCCGGATCGGCGACCAGTACCGGCGTCGTTTTCAGGTCGCGTACAATCTCCCGCGCCACGGGCTTAATGAAGGCTACTGCATCATCCATCAGCTTCTTTTCCTGTTCGGCCGTGAACTCGCGGTTGGTATTCGTGAACAGGTTAAAGTTGCTTGATCCCAGCTTTTCGGTCATCAGCAGCGAGCCGCAGAAATGCACGTACGCGGTCAGCAGCCGCTTTTTGTAGCGGCCGATCAATGTCTCGTAGCTGGTTCTGATGCCGGCCTGCATGTACAGACACCCCGGCGACTGGCCGGTCAGGTTGCTCCGGATCCGCTTCGGCTGCCGGAAGTTGCCGAACTCAATTGGATAGCCGCCGCCGTGCGTCCAGCCGTGAGCACCCTCGAAGTCGAGCAGTTGCAGCCCCGTCATGTCGAACCCGACAAACACGTCGATACTACGCCCGATCTGGCAGGCCTTGCTGAATTCGATTTCCAGTTCGTTGTACCCGGCGGCCAGGTCGTGCTCCATCGATGCCAGCTGCACACCGGTTGACAGGTCAATTACCACCACCTCCACACTGGTAGCCGTAGCCGCATTCATGCAGATCAGCTTTGCGATTTCCACCGCCGAATCCGGAATATAGGGCACACAGATAGCCAGACCGTGTATCCCGTTACGGACCGTAATATCATCCGTATCCCACTCGCCGCAGAATGTTGTATCCGGGCCCGAATTCACGAAGTCCGCCGACTTGCTCAGCTCGGCTTCCAGCTTCTGTTGCAGATGAACGTACGCCTGATTGGTTACCCGTCCCCACGTGGCCAGCGTCCCCTCCAGATCCGTGCCCGAAATATCCTCCTCCTCCGATACGGCCGATACCAGCTCGGAGCTGATGCCGGGTAGATCGTTCACTGAGTAGGTGGCTGTTGTTGGCTCGTGTACGCCTTTCAGGCTCACGAGCGGTAAGAATGGATTGCTCATCAGTTCATCAGTATTGGAATGTTAAGTACATACAGTTCGCTGGTGTCGCCGGTAAATTCCGGCCAGTCAACCTCCGCGACCGCGACCGGTATCTGATCCGGATGCCAGCCTGCCAGCATCCCGACCTCCTGCATGTGCTCCGGTTTTGCCAGCAGCTCATGCGGATGCCGGATGGTGATCCGCTGCCCGTTTTCAATCACGCAGCCGATATCGATCTGCACCGCGATCACAGGCTCAGCTCCTTGGCCAGTTGATAATACCCGTGACGGCGCAGCCAGCGCAGCGGCCGGATCCGGACGCCTACTTTCCAGATACGCCACCGGCTCATCAGTTTCTGGTAGTGCTCCATGGCCAGATGCCGGGTGTAGCGCATCACGTCCCGAAACGTATTCTGCGGGGCCTGAAACGGCTTACTTAGCCAGATCAGCGGGAACGCACAAACGGCCGCAAAGGCCAGAATCAGCAGGAGTTCAAGAATCGTGTTCATTGTTGTTGTTTGAATGGTTTCGACTAATTGCCTTGAAGGTGTGGTACTCGAAATTGCACAGGTCATACCGGAAGCAGTCGCCCAAATGGCCGTAATCGTACTTATTACAGTCCTTTTTGTCGAGTGATCCGTCCGCCGTCCGGCGCATCCGTCTGATGTCGGCCGTTAGTTTGGGGCATTTCACATCGTCGATGATGAAATCGTTCTCGTAGTGCGCTATCAGTGCGTTCGACACAAAGCAGCTCGATTCGGTCGAAATGTTGCTCAGCGGCACCGCCTCGTAATTGCAGTAATCAGCACCGTAGCGCTTCATGTAGGTCCGTACCAACTCCCACGCCGACTGGTTGCCCTTCGTATAGGCCGATGCGTTGTTGCCCGACCCGTCGCCGGTGAAATACAGCTGGTTTCCCCCGTACCGTCTGGCCACATCCTTGCAGATGTCCTCCAAATCCAGATCCTCATTGTGGATTTCCTCGATGAACCGCGGACCGCCCGTCGGACTCTTCTGGCGGATCGTCCACGAGTTGACCACGTTGAAGTCGAGCGAGATGTACACCGGCTCAAACGGGTTGTACTCCGTCGGCCCGAAGTAGACCTTCATGTTCTTCAGCAGCCGGTGGAAATACGGCCGGTCCGGTTTCGGAATGCCCCACTTACCCAGTGCGTCAATCTCCCAGCGGTCGTAATCAACATCCTTCAGCCAGGCAAAGAACTCGAGAGCCGATTCCGGACAGAACGGGTTATCGTCGTAGTTGATCTGAACCGCGTTGCACGGGATTGTCTTCTTCTTGAAGAACTCGTCAAAAATCCACGTATCGATGCTGATCGGGTTAAACGTAAAGTGGAACCGGGGCGGGATGCCGTACGGATTCCGCAGCGAGCCATACATCGACAGAAAGTCCGTCTTATTGATCTGGCCTTTGTGCGTAATCGGCTCCTCTACCCAGATATCGGTTGGATCCGCCGTGGACATGATCTTCTGCGGGTTATCAAACGAACCGGGTATCAGCTTGTGTCCCGTAATCAGGTTGTGAATTTCATAGTCCGAATCCCGGCACACAAACTGACGACGCAACCACGGATACTTATCGATCGTATCCTTGAAGAGCTGGTACTGGCTGTTCTTCACGTCCGTCTGCTTCTGACGGGCGTAGATGCCCCGGAAATACTGTTTACCCGCCGCTCTGGCCAGAAACTCGTACGCCTTCGCGTAGCTCTTGCCGCTGAAACGTGACCCGAACAAAATCTGGATCGGGCTTTTGTCGAGGATCGCCGGAATGAACTTATCCGGTACCACGAAGCAATTCGCCGGAACCGGCCGCCCCTTCATCCTCGATGCCGGCAAAAAGTGTATCGAACTCATTCCTCCCCGCCTTCTTTCTGGTTCTGTTTCAGCCACACCTCGAACAGGTCGAAATTCTCCGCCGTCACTCCGTTCAGGTCGGCTCCGTCCTCCGTCCCCCTGCTGAGTGTAACCGACTGATGCGGCCGGCCCTCGGTCCGGTTCAGCACCTCGCGGATCGCCTTGATATCGCCATCCATCGCCATTTGCAGCAGTTTGGCCGCAATCAGCTCATTGATCGTCCGGTCATCCCCCGCCGATATCGTCGCTTCACTGCTCGCTTTTTTCCCGCCTCTGGTAATCGAAACCGAAAACACGATCTCGCTCGACTCCCCGAACTCCTTCAGCAGCTGACTGATCGGCCCCTTGGGTCTGCCTTTCGGATTGCCGGAGGTGCCCGGCGGAAACGGCTTAAGGTTATCGGCTGCATTAGGATTGTTCAGCATGATTCATCACTGTTTGATCACTGTTACCAGCCTTCACCCGCCGGTATTTTTCACTGATCAGCTTCGGGGTGATTGCCTGCCAGCTGACTTTGTGGTGATACCGACCGTACTTCACCACCAGCTTTACCGCCTTCGGCTCAATCAGCACCGCATACGCCGTCTTTCTGACCGTTCCGTGAGCCTTGTAAATCTCCGTATTGCCGCCGTTTTCGCTCTGGGTATCCTTCATCGACATGTACATGAACTTGAACGACATCTCAAAGCGGCCTTTCCGCCACGTCTCAATGGCATTAATCAGATCGTCATTCATCCGCCCCCGCCACCGGGTAAACAGACTCGGCTCCGACGACATGTTATGCGCATTGAACACCCGCCTTGTGAACTCAAACACCTTGTCCGGTCTGGTCTCCGCCGATACCGCAAACCCGACATTAGGCAGATTTGCCTTGTGGGCAAAATCCGAAATCAGCCTCAGCCGTTTCTCCAGATCCACCCCCAGCAGTTTGATATGTTTGGGCTTTCCATCCAGCTGTATAATGGTGTAGAACGCGTTATAGTCATCATCGAACTGCCAGTGCCGCAGCTCGCCCCGCTGTTCGCTGATCCGCCGCGTTGCGTTCCGCACCGGTACCGCCCCGCTTCCCATCGTCTCCACCCCGAAGTTATCCAGCAGATCAGAGCCCGCCACCTCCTGCGCCCAGTCGAAAACCAGCACCCGGTCCTTCCACTCCTTCCGGTATTCTTCCAGCTTGTCGTCGTTCGTGCCGCACACGATAAACCACTCGCCCGTATACCCGATTTTGGTCAGCGTTTTTGCCGTCGTGCAGTGCGGCCGGCCTTTGGAAATGATGTAGATCGTATTGAGCTTACTCATCCTCGCTGTCCTCCTCCCCGACCGTGAACCCGTTCAGCTCCTGCATTTCCTCCATAATCTCCGCGAACCCTTTTGCGATCAGCTGGTCTTTATCCAGCAGCACCAAAGCCAGCTTTTCAAACAGCGGCTTTTCTTCCGCCGTCGCCTGATACGCGTAGTAGTCTGCAATTTTCGCGTAGTTGAACGTGGCGAAATAAGCCGCTCTTGCCTTCAGCATCTTTCTGATGCCTTCGTTCTGGATCGCTTCGATTTCGGCATCAAACCGCGTTTCCGCCGTAAACAGTTCATCCGGCCTGTGACTCGCTTCTCTTGGTTCATACAGCACCTCGCCCACATTTGCCGAATACGATTCCCGTAGCTTCTCCTTTTCCTCCGGCTCAAAACCCCACGACTTCATGTCGATGCCGAACGCATCCGACAACTCCGTCACCTTATCCAGGTTAAAGTTCAGGTTCACCTCTCCCACCTTGTTATCGGCCAGTGCCAGCTCGTGGAACTCCTTCGATCCCGGCTCGATGTCTGTCCGCTGCGTAACCACCAGCGTTTTACCGTCCGTCGGCACAAATATTACGTTCTCGATCCCCAGCTCCCCCAGCATCTCCGTCACGTGGTTACCCCCGATAATCGTCCCGTCCTTTGCCGCCACCACTCCCCGTCCTACTCCCAGTTTTTCAATCGACTGCCGCAGCAGGTGATTACCGAACTCCGTCCCCTGGTTCGCATTGTTCTCGTCGTGCTTCAGCTCCGCTATCGTGCCGCTTCTTACTTTCTCGTGGCTCATCCGTACTGTTGTGAATGGTTGAGCGGCTAATATCGCGGGCCGGGCCTGCCTAAGGTTTTGGCATGGTGCTATAATTCCGTTGAGCGGTCAACCCGGCCACAAAAAAAGCCCGGCACATGGCCAGGCTCCTTTCAGTTTTTCTCAATTATACTAATACACCGCTTCAATTCCGCCGACGTCCGTTTATCCCCCGACCGCTCCGCCCTTGCCTCCATCCCCTTCAGGTAATTCAGTACGTCCCTCACGTTGCCGATCACGTACCCAGACTCCCCGCAGTACCGGCACGGGTAACTGATCGGGTATACATCACAGCCGCCACCGGTCCACTTCGGATTCCGCCGCCACCCCCTGCCGTCACACTTCGGGCATTTCATTCTGTGCTGTTTTTGTCCTTTTTCTGTGCATTCAGAACAAGCTCTGCCAGGTTGCTGACCAGTTCAGTTACCGAATACCTGAACGCCCCGAACGGCATCGTAAAATACAGGATCGTCGAAACCACAAACATCAGATCAACCACCCACTCATCCACGTACCAGTACATTTCCTTAATCAGCTTCAGCCGCCGGCTCACCGTTTCATTAAACGGCTCCTTCTTTAGCGCAGGCTTCAGTAACCCATAGACAAACACGCCATAAACTACCGTGTACACGTAGCTGATCCACACAAGGTGTCCAATTGTCATGGCTCATTCTCTTTTTTCATCGCCTTCACTCCTGCCAGCAGTTCGACCGCCCGCTCCATCGTCCGGGCGGCTTTCCTGTATTCAGCCGTCGCGATGACCTTCATGTCAACCGCTGCAGCGTATTCCTTCGCCGCCATCCGTTTATAGCGCAGGTTGATCCCTAGCAGGATCAGCGTGACAATAACCCATATTACCGAGTAGATTTCAAACCAGCTCATTTCAGGGAATCAGTTTAATGCCAACAGAAGGATAAAAACACACGCATGAAATCGCTTCGTTAACCGCATCGGCCAGCGGCTCAAATACTGAATCTTCCATTTTATCGACCGCGCTCGCCATTTCGTCTTCAGGATCATGAAACGACTGGTCATTCCGGATGCAATCCTCGATAAGCTCCCGAATCCTTTCTGGCCGCATGGTGTAAAAAACCGGCTCGGACTGGCATATCACAGCGCCGTGACTCCTGATGTCATCCGGATCAACGTGTTTCAGTTCCGTCACCGACTCGTCACCGTCAACGTAACAATATTCGTATCCTTTCTCGATGGCTTCCGCCACTGTCATTTCTTCCATGGTTATAGCTAATCAAATAATCGTTTAAGTGTAAAAACCCTGTTCCGGCTGAAGCCGACCCGCTTAAGTGAAAACCTGCCGCTGTTGGTGTCAATGTCGTAGGCCTGTAAATGCTCAGGTAGTGCTGCATACAAACCCACATCAGCCCGCCACAACTTCGCCTCCGCGTACTGGCCAAGCAGCAGTTTCGCACGTCTTACATACCGCTCGTGCTTCCCGCTCAGGTTCGGCAGCTCCGTTGCGCCGGTCAGTATATCCGGCAGTACGGTGTACGGCTGCCCCGGGACCACCTCCGACAGCAGGTAAAACCCCAGCTCGACCGCCATCAGCTTATTGGCCGAAAAAGATCCGCCCCTTGATCCGGCCAGTATCGTCGTAAACTTCTTCATCGCTTCGGCTCTCCGGTTTTACTTTCTCTTTCCCTTCTTGCCTGCCATTCTGATATTACCTCCTTGGCTATAATTAGCAACAGATCAAATCTGGTCTGTGCTATCTGGTGCAATTCTTGATAAGGCATCCTGGTATCGTAATCAATCCAGTAAATATTATCCTCTTCAAAAACCCCTATGTCATCCAGCATTTTAGCCCGTTGCTGACAGATTTCAAGTTCGTGGTTCCGCTTCTCGGTTCTGAGCTGATCCATCAGCGTATTAAACCACTCGTCGTCGAGCTGACCTAATTCAGTTTTTGAGATGCGAATGGATCTATAGAAATAGTAGCATTCGCTTTCGTCCACCTCCTGCAATTCAAGCGCTCTGATCTGCTGAAGCCGGGACCAGAACAATTGCCACTCCTTTTCCTCCTCCTCCGATTTTTCTCCGAACTCAAACGTTACCATCTTCTTAATAATTACTGTTGGCCATCCCCATCAGCTGGCGCTTCAGGTCGTTGATTTTACTCTGTTTGCCCCTGATCACGTCCTCGCGCGATTTTACCCCCCGCTGGTAGGCCTCGTTCTGCACGCTGTTAATCTTCCTTCTCAGCTCCTCGTTCTGGCGCTTCAGTTCCTTGTTCTTCATCGCCAGCTTTTTATTCTCCTCCTCCAGATCCTCCAGTATCTGTCTGCGCACAAACAGCTGTTCGAGTACGCCGTGCAGCCGGATATTTTCCCGCACCACCAGCCGCAGCTTTGCCCGGTCCGGCAGTGCCGTAATGTCATTTTCTTCACTCATCGTATTGTGTTCTTAAAGGGTTGTTAAATCTTAATCGGCATCGTCCGGAAGTCGGCCAGGTTGAGAAAAAAGCCGCGGTTCTCCGTCATCCCCTGCCGGAACATCTGCCACAGCAGCGCACTGCCCATCTGCGCCAGCGTGGAGTTTATGAAAAGATCCTGTTTCTGCAGCGCCTCCGCCAGCGAGCAGCTCGGCGTATCGTCCTCCGCCCCTGACCGGCTTAAATCCTCCCCCCACTCCTCGGTAATAAAGGGTAGCTTTCCCACCGGCACGAACTTCTGCGACTTCGGCTGTTTGTGTTCGCCGACCGTGGCCAGCACCACCTGACCGGATTCCTTCGAGTTTCCGAAATCCAGCCAGTACAAAGGCCGGTCCCGCCCGATATTAAACGGGTTCGTTTTCTCCAGATCAGTAAAGTATTCCGCCACCTCAAACCGGGACGAAACCGTATCCACGCACGTAATAAAGAGATTCGACTGCTTACCGGACTTTGCCGTAAACCGTTCCGGCTGCGCCTGCCAGGTGGTACCGAAAAACCGGTTTACCCTGCTGATCAGCGCCAAGGCCTTGTTTATTCCCAGCTCCGCCTCCGCAAACAGCTGACGGCCCAGATTAGCCTCCCATACCGTATCTTCATCCCACAGCCGGACGTAAATCCCCGGGTGATCCAGTTGCAGCAGGGAATGATTCATTCTGGCCAGTGCCGTCAATACCTGCGAACCCGTCCCCCCTGCTCCGATCAGATTCACCGAAACCGGATTCGTCGGGTTAATCAGATAGTTGTTCGTGATATGTACCCTCATTTGAGCAGATCCTTTAGTGTTATTTTGGCCGTTACCAGTTTCTCCAGCGGAAACGGATTGCCGGTTTTAACCTGATCCTGCCACAGCTGAACGATGTTGACCTTTGTCATTGCGTCATTCAGCGTATGGGAGAAATAGCTGTCGTAAAAGCAGGTTTCCCATGCCGTTATGAACTCCTCCAGACAGCTGCTCTTTTCTACGTCGACATCCACGTTCCCCATGCACACCCCGCCATGCAGGCCCGTGTTAAAGAATGGCGCCAGACACAGCCGGGTTTTGAGCGATGGTTTTCTGTCGGCCGGCAGCGCAAAAATCGTCAGTCCCCGTTTATCGGCCCGCCACACCATCGGCGGAACGCAGGCCTCGCCGCTGGGTATTGTCAGGCTTTCCTTGAAAAACATCTGCCGTTTCTGCCTCGCCGTATACCACACCGCAAACCCTTTTTCCGGACTCGGGTGCAGATACAGCACTCGTTTTGGTAATAGTCCTTTGGGCCTGAGAAACGCGATTTTCTCCGCGTAGGAATCATAGAGCGACTTACCCAGGCTGATGGCCTCCGATTCCGTCAGCGGCCGCGCATTGACCGGCCGGCCGTCATCAGAAATAGTATAGCTTTCAATGTAGTACTTGTCCTGCCGCGACCCGCTTTGTCTTTCATAGAGCAACAGGGCCCGTACCGGCAAAAAAATCTCAGTCAATTCTTCAGTAATCAGTTTCATACGTTCAGGGCATAAAGTATCCGGGTTAACCGGTTCAGTAACGGGTAAAACTTCACATCAAACGACAGATCATGCGACGGGACGGCATCGGGACGGTCAAAAACGATCAGTGATCTCGGCTCCTGCTCACCGCTGCTATTGGCCTGTACATCATGGTTAAGATTTTCCTCGATCATTTCCATTACATGATCATCGTCCCAGATAAATGATAGCCAGCAGTCAGTCGTCATCAGCTCCTGCTCATAATTTTCCTGTTCCTCTTCGTCCATTTCCAGCCACTGCTGATCCACTATCGAATCATGGGCTGACCTCTCCGGAAAATCCTGCCACAGCTGGTAAATTTCCGTCACAACCTCCTTCAGCTTCTGCTGCTCCGCAGTCACCGGCGTAAATGCCTCCAGCCTCTGGCCGAAACTTTTCAGATGCTTCTCCTCCGAGAGTATCTTATGGAAAGCACCGCCATTGTTAATGGCCATTTCCGTAGCGAGCAGATCCATTTCCAGATTCATAATTTCGTCGCTCTCCAACTCGTCCTCCTCCGTATGTTCCGGTCTGTCATACGCGTCTTCCGGCCCCGACTGCCTGGCATACTCCAGTTCATCCCCGAAGTAATCCTTCATCGCTTCGTACTGGTAGCACAGATAACCACTCTCGGTATACCACGATATTCCCGCCACATGGTACAGGTACGCATAACAGCTTACCATCAACTCGTACATCGCCGTTTCTCCGTCTTCATAAAAAGACCAGACAGGGTACAGCGGCACGTAATACAGCGTCATTCCATCCAGTACCCGATGATCGACCACCAGACTGGCCGCCCTGCCTTCCCTCTCCTGCACATCAATCCGGAAACCCTTACCCAGCAGATCCCGCAACCGTCGCAGGTGGAACGTTACACTGGCCGGCCAACCAACTGGTGATTCTGCCTCCTCAAATCCGTAGTATTTGCAGAGCCAGGAAAGGGACTCCGAAAAATCCCTCTCCCTCTCTACACTCTTAACCATCGATGCAGGCAGGCATTTCGGCTCAAACCGGTGCGTCAGAAAACCACCGGTAGTTCCGACACCGGAGCACTTCGGCCGCTTCGCCGCTTTGCTTCTCTTGCGTCCGGAACGCGGTCCAGCTGTTTGAAAAAGCCCGAAAGATTCTCCGCTATCCTGCATACCTTCTTTGATTGTCTGCCTAAAACCCTGATCTTTTTCATTATCCCTTTGTGCCCATCACCGACGTGAACCGGTATTCGAATTTGTCTTCCTTAATCTCCGGCCCTTCCAGTTTGGCCGTAATCAGTTCCGGGTAGTGGTGGCTGTAGTGGTTCATCACCGCCTCCGGACTCAGTTCCGGGTTCGGATCTTCGAGCGTGATGTCTTTCCCTTTTGTCTTCATCACAAAGACGCGATCTAACTTAGTGGCTAATAACATGAGTGATCTGGTTTAAAATTGTCCGCTTTTTATTCTTCGCTCTCGTCTGATTCTGAGTCCGTTTGCTCCTCCGCCGGAAGAGTCCCCCGTTCCAGGTCCGAATCCTCTTCCAGCATGTCGAAAATCGAGGCCTGTTTTCTTGGCTGCTCTGCCGGTTTGGCCGGTGCCGGCAGCTGGGCCTTTTTCGGCTCCTCCTTCGGCTTTTCGGCCGGTTTTTTCGCCATCGCCGAGGCTTTCTTTGCCTCCTCCACACTCTTCAGGTGCTTCTCCATGTTCACCTGAAGCCCGGACACCTCCTGCATGGGGGCCGTGATCTGACCAAAGAACCCCTCGTCCAGCTCCTTCCAGGTCCCCACCAGCTTCACCGGCAGAATGGATTTTCTGGCCTCGTCCCCGCACCCCTTGTTGTCGAGTGAAACCATGACCGTTTGCCGGTCGCCATCGGTTGTGACCGATAGTTTAAGCGTGCCCGTCAGTCCCAGGGCCGCTACCTGCTGAAAAAATGTTGTTGACATGATTAGTTTTTGTATTGAATCGGAATAAGCAGGCTTACATTAGGATCATCCGCCACCAGATCGGCCGGCCGGATGTGGAGCGGTTTATTCGCTGCCAGCGCATTAATCTGAATCATCGGCGTCTCAAAGGATTTCAGGCACGTTACCAGCGTATTCAGATTGACATTAATATCCAGCTGATCGTCTGCGTAATCACAAAGCAGGTCCTCTTTCCCCTCCTTTTCCAGCTTTATGTCCTCTCCCGCCACCGTCAGCAGATTCCGTCCCATAGAAAGCCGGATTTTGTGCTCGACCGAATCGGTTACCAGGTTAATCCGTGACAGCGTGCCCATCAGATCCGCCCGGCCGATGGTCAGCGTTTTGTTCGTCTGGCCGATAATCGCTTCAAACGACGGGTACCGCTTATCAATCAGCTGTCCGGTGATCGTCAGCCCCGCAAACCCGATATTTTCCGCCCGCATTGCATTACTGCTGAATGCCAGCTGGATATACGGCGACGGAGAATGCACCGCCACCATTGCCTTTGCCTGCCGGTTGGAAACAATTACCTCGATCGGCGCCTCCGGCTTACCGTCCTCGCCCCAGTCGTCGTCCGTCAGCGCCACCACCCGGTTACAGAGTACGTATCCGTCCGACGACCGAACCATCAGCTCATCAGCCGTAATCTTCAGGCTTACCCCGGTCATTGCCGGCATATTCTCCTGTTTTGAACAGAAAGGCAGTGCAGCATTGATCAGCTCCAGCAACCGCCCCGACGAAATCATAATCGACTTCTGCTTAAATTCCGTCTCTTTCGGCCATTCTTCCGGCTCCCTGCCGGTCTGTCTGTACTTGCCGTTATCCGTCAGCAGCTGCAAGGATTTTCCGTCGATATTCATCGTCACCGGCTGTTCCGGCAACGAAACCAGCAGATCCCGCAGCCACACGAACGGGATACACACCACCGCACTGCCGGTTGACTCCACGTCGATACTGACCCGGCCCTGCAAATTCAGATCCGTTGTATCCATCCGCAATTTGTTTTCCGACACCTGAAGCCGGACGCACTCCACCACCGGTACCGACTTGGCCGCCGCCGGATTATGTGCAAAAGCTATTGATTTAAGCGCCTTGAGCAACACGCTCGACGACATCATTATTCTGGTCATTGTTGTACGAGTTTGATTAAAAAATCAGCTACTTTTTCGATGCACCTCCGGCACGGGAGCTTGCCCTTCGGCATCCACACATCCCCCGGAAACCGGCAGTAAATCTCATCCGGGTTAAGCCAGCTGTATGGCACATCGTAGTTGAAGGTGATGCCCTTACAGCGTACACAGTGCGAGGTAACCCTGACCACCTGTTCCGGGTCCGTCACCTCCGGCAGCTCCTTAAAAAACTTCTCCATAAACCAGTTGCTGGCCGCAGTCACTGTCGGCCGTTCCGACAGTATTTCCTCTTCTGCTACCGGCTCGCTGACAGGCGGAACCTCAATCTCGAAGAGGTCAAACAGACTCAGTTGTTTTGCTTTCATCTTCATTAAGCATTATCCATTCATCACCCCAATCTTCCGGATCTTCTCCCAGCTCCTTCCAGTCGTCGCTGTCCATATTGTAACCAAGCGGGCAGCTGTGCGCATAGCAGGCTCCCTGTCTGATGACGTTGATTGATTTCAGCGCTTCCCCGTCGTACATGGCCTTATTAATGTATGGCCCTGCTTCGCCGTTCTTGTCTGCCTCGACAATCTGCTGGTAACTGCCGAACCGCTTTCGAAGAAGGGCGTAACGTACCTTGTGTTCGTCAACCTCGTACGTTACCGGTTCCTCGTCGTCGTCAGCCGGCCGGACTTTCGCGAAATTCCAGCTTTCATTTTTAGGGTGATTACAGCCGTAACCGTTGTTGATCTCAGTAACAGCGTTGAAGAACCCGCACCGCTGGCAGAGATCATTTATGTGTATCGGTTCTTGCGGCAGCGCATTCATCGGCTTGCAGGTTTTGCGTGTTCATTATTTCCCCGATCATCCGGCACGAGACATACCCCATTGTGTTGAGGAACATCCCGACCGCTCCCTGCTCCTGTTGGCAGACGATTGCCGAACCCAGACTGGTAAGCAGCTCCAGATAGCTCTGCTTCGGGTCACCGGTCGTTTTCAGCTTATAGCCTACATTGTAGGAGTCGATTACCGTTTTCGGTGCCGGCCGGTAGTCTTTCCCCCGTCCGGCGTGGGCCTCGTAGATCTGGGTAACCATCGCCGACACCTGCACCGCTTCCGTCAGCGTATTTTCCGGGTCTTTTGCCTCCCATAATTCCCGTGCCAGCTCGCCCATTTCCTCGTTCAGCACCAGCACCCAGTCCGCAAACGACATATCCTGAACGCCCCATTTTGCAATCTGACGCTGCCGCTCTGCCAGCACCAGCGCCGTGATTGTCTCTACCGTAATTACGTGCCGCTTCATAGGGTTGCCGCCGTTTGGTCGATCCAGGTTACCAGTTGTCCCAGACAGGACTCTATTTTCGATAGCGCCGCCTTTCCCTCCGCCGTCTCCATCACCGGCAGCTCCAGGCTGAAGTCGATTATTTTCATGGAAAGTTTTTCGAGCTTCTGCCGGTCGGCCGGCGTCCGGCTAACCGGTACCGGCTCCTCCTCTTCCACCGGCGGCAGTTCCAGCACCTGACGATTCACCACCGCCACCGGGCCGCGCCGGGCTACTGCCGGTTCCGGGGTCTTTTCGGGGTCACGGTCACCCACATACGCCGGCGATCCTGAACCCGCACCCGAAAAAAACACTGCCGTTTGGGCCTTCTCCTCCGCAAGCTGCTGATTGTACTCCTTCTGGGCATTGGCAAACGCGTTGATGTACTCCTGATCCGTCATCGCTTCGATTATCTCCGCTGACAGCTTACTTTTCACGTTTGCCATCTCCGTAATCCGGTCCTTGAGCTTCTCCCTGGCAACCTCGGCCAGCTGCCGTTTCATCTCCTCGTTTTCCTTCCGCAAACGCTCGGCCTCCGCCACCGCTTCGGCCTCCTTTTTCAGCTGGTCCTGCTTCAGGGCGTACACTTCCCGGACTACGTTGAGCATAAACTGATAGTCCTGCTCGCCGGCGTCCTCCAGATAACTCTGCTTACACACCTGCTGACCGTACTGCATCAGACTGGCCGAATCCGCCGACAGCGACACATCGTATTTTGTCAGCTCGACCACACGCTCAGCGGCCCGTTTTTTCTTCTGCGCTTCTTCCCGCAGTTTAGCCTGATGCTGATCAAAAGACGCCTGAATGCTGACCAGCAGCGTATCGAACTGCTCATCGTCCGACTGCCGCACGTCCTCCCATGTACACACCTGAACGCCGTACTGCTGCATCGTCTCGCCGGCCGGTTCGTAGTGTGCATCCAGATCAGCCAGCCGGGCTTTCCGGTTTTTCATCTTCGCTTTGAGCGCCTCCAGCTGCTGCCGCTCCCGTTCATCGACCAGATCCTTATACAGCTTGCTCTGCGCCTTCAGGTGGTCATGAATCGGCGTCAGCATAAGATCAATTTTCTTGACCCGCTCGTTAACCTCCCGCTGAAATGTCAGATGTGGCTCTATAATCGCTTTCCGGGCGTTATCCAGATCGGAACCGGCTCTTTTGACGACTTTCCGGGCTTCTTCGATAATGTTGAAGCCCTCCTTATCGTCGGCGTCCACTATCCGCAGGCCCATGTAGCTGGCTCTCCATTTCTCGATCTGATCCTCGGCGACCGGTAGTTTCAGCTTATCTACCGGCACAATTTCCGGACCTGCCGGTTTGGCCGCTGCCGGTTTAGGCGTTTGCTCGTGGTGGGATACCACCTCGGCCATGATTGATTCTGCTTCGTTCTTATTCATAAATTGATGGAATGATAGTAGTAAAAGGTTCGTTTTCGGGGCGCTTTCCGGCGTAGGATATGTGACAGGCAATTGGCTCAGCGCCGTATTCAAATACCGTTTTCAGGCCAAGCCGGCTGCATATCCTCTCCGCCTGCGCCTTGTAATCGCCCCGCATTTCGGGCGTGAAAAGTCCGGCTTTTCTCAGCGGCGTAAACGGGAAATGCTCCCGCATAAACCGCTTCAGGACGGCCGCTTTTTCTTTCTCGGTCAGCTCCTCCACTAATACTTACTTGTCAATAATCACAATACAGGTTTCGACCTCCGTACCACTTGTTTTAAAGGCAGACCTTTCTACAGCGATGATTTCTGAGTCCAGACGATTGAGCCAGTTTTTAAAATCCAGCTCTTTCCGGCCTTTTGCAAAGTGCCAGTGTACGGATGCAATTGTTACCAGTCTTCCCTTCGGAGCCAGATAGTCATACATGTGCCGGATATGGTCAATGTCCTGGTTTTTCGAAAAAGGAGGATTCGCTATTATCCTGTCATAAATACCGCAGGTGATAGCCGGAATAGACTCCAGGAAGTTAGAACCGATAATACGTGCGCCGGTCACTTTTGCCAGCTCAACCGCATTTTCCTCCATCAATTCGAAGCAATCAACGCTAATCTGCGGCTCCTGTTCAACTATCGCCTTAACGATTGCACCCTGCCCGGCTGACGGTTCCAGTACTCTGTGATGCCAATCAATGAAAGCCATATCAACCAGACGTTTTGCAAGTCCCTCAGGAGTAGGGAAATACTGAAAGTCCTTTTTCAGGTTCACTTTTTCCCCGGACTGAACGCGGCCCAAAAGTGCCGACGGATCGCCTTTGAACAGAAAGCCTCCCAGTTTCCGGTTCCACTTTCCGCCTATACCTTCCAGACGTTTAGCCGTCTCCATATACACTTTCCGTTCTAACTGGATGACGGGGAGCTTAACCACATTACCCTCAATGGTGCATTCTGCTATTACCTGATCAATTGTCATTTTGTGAAAAGTTTAAGCGGCCCGACCGGATAGCCGGGCCCGTTCATTAGTTGTTGTTGCTTACCCGACAGTAGGGGGAATCTGGATGATGTCGGTATCGTCACCCATCGCCGCAAACGGATTGTAGTAATTGAATGCCGTTTTGATGTTGGCAATATCGGTCAGTGTTTCCTGCCGGAAAATCTTGTGTTCCTGCGCGAACTGCTTCAGTTCGGCCGTGCGCTCAGGTGTTCCGAGCTTGTATGAGAATGAGGCAATGTGGTAGATCCCTTTGGGCTGGATCTTATTGTTTTCCTTCTTCTCCGCCACCGCCGTAATGATCACATCCGCAAGGGTAAGATCGTCATAGAATAGCGGCTCAATCAGCCGGAAAATGTTGTCCACCGAATAGCCGTGAAAAAGCAGCGCTGATACGCAGTTTTTATCATCGACGAAGAAAATCTCCGCCCAGTTCTTCGTCCCCATGTTGAGGATGTTGTCAGTAAAGATCCGCCACGCTATCGGCTGAAACGTAAGGGTATTTCCCAGCTTCTCGGCCCCGTTGATGTTAAATTGGCCCTCTTTGGCATCAAACCGGTACTGCCGTGGGTGCCCTTCCAGGTACTTGAAACGGCGCTTACTCTCATCCAGCATCGCCGTTACGGCTGCGCCTTGCTGAAATTTCTGATACGGATTAACTGCCTGATCGTTCAGGGTTGTTTTTTGCTCTGACATTGTATTTTGAGAAATTAAAGGTGAAAGTCTTATGCTATTCCGAACTGACGGGCCAGATCAGCCGCAGCCAGATAGTTAATGTCCTGCATACCAGCGTCAGTTGACAGTGCATTGTCATGGTTCCACCAGAACAGCACGGCCTCGTCTTCTGAGTGATGTGTCGAGACGAAGGGGTGAACACCTGTGTTCTCCATCTCCCGGTAAACTGTTACCGTTACTTCTACAGGCAGACCCAGCGCCGCCCGGTGCAGGGCGGCTAACTGGTCATTATTAAGGTCTTTGTACGTCCGTTTCATGTCTATTCGAAAGGGTTAATGCCTTGCGCTTCCAGTTCGGCGTATAGCTCCTGTGCGTGCAAAAGGGCTTCGTCATACTCTTTTGAGGTGCCCGTTTTCCCATACCCTTCAACCCAGACGCCGCCGCTTTCTTCAATCCGGGTCACTTTCCGGTCAGCGGCAAGAAATCGTTGTACCAATTCTTTTGGCTGTGTCGTATTCATGGGGAGTTATGCAGAAAGAATGGACGTGAAACGCGTTTGCAGGTACTCGTTTTGCAGATGGTACGGCAGGCCGTCAATGATCTTCAGAAAGGCATCCTTACCGATCGCCCGGCAGATATGGGCCTCGTGCACCCAGTTCACAAAATTTACGATCACCAGCAGATTCCGGTGAAACTCTGCCACCGACGTGCCGGTAAGATCCAGTGTATCCGCTGCCGAACGCCCCAGACGGGTAATAATGTCCATGAACGTGGTATACCCCATGTTTTTCGACACCTCCTTGTTGGCCTCCGGGCTTAAATTCCCCTGCGGGAACCCCATCCGGGTACGCATTGCCTGATACTGCCGGCCGCGTGTTGACCACAGCAGCCGCCCGATGTCAAACTGCCAGATATTTTCGTTTGTCGGGGCCTGGCTCTCGGTATCGTACTGCGCAAACGGGAGCCGGTTGATTTTGTAGTTCCCGAACGGTCCGCAGGCGTAAAACCCGATTGCCTCCGGGTAGTAGCCGCGAGCCACGCCCGTTCCGATCAGCGTCCGCACCGTCTCCTCGTTGGCCTCATCCTGGCCCGTTGTCAGCAGGAACGCCCGCGCACTGAAGAACATACTGTAATACACCTGCGGGAACGTCCAGGCTGCGGACTGCTCCAGGTACTCGCCATCGTTTACCAGCGAGGTAACCCGCAGCGCATACTCGGCCGTCAGGCTGTTAAGCATTAATTTCTGTAAGACCTCTACTGAGGGGCTTTTGTAGGTAAGCAGGTGGAGAAACGTAGTCTCCGGTTCGGCATTGGTGAGGTGACTGGCCAGCGCGCTGATGCCGGCAACGAGCGCGTTTTGGGGGATTGTCCGGGTATCCATGACGGATTCTGAAAAAGTGGGCGGCTCTTCCCCGCCCGTGATCTGATTTTTTTTCTGGATTGTACTTCGGGAACCGGGGACGCTTAAAGCGGATAAGGAACCGAGGCCGGCTCTTCGGCCGCCTGAAGTTTCGTAGTCAGTCTTGCGACGTCCTTCAGGTTCTCTTCCAGTTCGGCCTCCGGATATCCGCCCCGCGCAAACAGGTAGATTGATTTTTCTTTCGAATAGCCCAGGGTGTGTAGCTTTTCCCGGGCTTCGCCGACGATCCGGTTGACCGCCTGCATGTCTTCGCCGTCGGCCTTCAGCGCTGACAGCTGAGCGCGTAGCTCGTCTGGATTGGTTACTGTTAGGTTCATAAATCTTTTAGAATTAAGAGTACAACTGCGATTACAATTTCCTGTATCACAACTACAATGCAAATATATTATTTGTAATTGTAATTACAATAAAAATAATTGCGATTATTAGTAATTTTTCCTAAAAGATTGATTATCAAGTATTAGTAATCTAAAAAAAATATGTGGATAATATATAGGCGCATTAATAATGGTATAAACAGGCAAAAATACGGCTTCCTTTTTCAATTACAATTGAAAAAGGCCCGGCAGGTTGCCGGGCCTTTTTTCTACCTGTTATTAACCCGCTTCATACCAGATTCCACAATCCGGCGGGTAACCTTCACGTAGTATTTTTCGGTTGTGCTGATGCTCTTGTGGCCCAGGATCCGGGACACCTCGGCTATCGTGTAGCCCGCATACAGAAACATCACACCCGCCGTTTTCCGGGCCGTCTTCATCGTAATCCGTTTCTCAAAGCCCAGCATATCCTGCAACGTGTACAGATAGCTGTACAGCGTCTGGTGAGAGTTAGGCTCCGGAATCCCGGTCACCTCCGCAAACAGCGCGTCCACCTGCGGCAGTTTCGGTATATCGTACTGAACGTGCGGCGGCTTCAGCCGAAGACCTGAAATAATTACCCCGGTACCATCCAGCGTGGGGGACTCGTATTTCTGCCGGTTCTGCGCATATAGCTTCGCGTCCGGGTAATCCATACCGGTCAACATCATCAGCTTGAACCACCAGTGCGCCGAAAAGTTAGCACCCCTTACCTGCATGGCCAGCACCTGGTCGATGTGATGCTGCTCCAGAAAGATAACCTCCTTCTGCTGGTAGGCCGGCCATTTGATACTGTTGATCGGATTGCTGATCAGCAGCTGCTCCTCGACCAGCCAGTCCAGTACGGACCCGATCCGGTAGAGCATCGTTGAGGCGTGGGCCGGGGAAATCTTCCGGTTTTTCCATCGCCCGGTATCTATTGTTTGGAGCCACGCATGAAACCGGCGTGCCCAGCCTGCATTAACCTTGTAACAGGGCAGATCCGGCTGATGCGTCTCCTCCAGGTACCGTATCAGCAGCCGCTGCACGTATTGCCATCGTTCCTTGCGTTCTTTGGCGTAGTTCCCGCAGAACTGAATGTAGTACGCCGCCAGGGCCTCCGTTATGGCGGACTCTTCACTGATCCGCCGGTCAACCGGTTTGGGGCTGCTATCCCACGCCCGGAAGTAAAACGACCCGTCCGGCTTCAGCTCCGGCTCAATGCCTTCGATAAATTCGTACTTGACTGAATCCTTCGTCGGCGTCCAGCCCCTGGCCACCTGGTTACGGTGCACCTCCCTGATCGCCGACCGGTGTCCGTCAATCAGTTCATTGGCCGGGTCGTCCCGCTGGCTCGTCCGTTGCTGGTCACATTTCCATTTAGCGGGATTGACCATAATTTTCTCATTTTTCCAGACCGCCGAAAACCCGGAATCCTGGGTACCGTTCACCGTTATACGACACTGTAAAACGTGCGGGTTAGAGTAGGTCTGCCCCTTTTTCGGCGGCCGCAGCCGGTAACGTACCGAGATCGCCATTCTTTTTTGATTAGCATACTTATAAGTGTATTATATTGTTAAAAAGCATAACAATCCCACAATAAGTATGCATTTCTTGTTGCGTCTAAATTAGTGGTAGCTGATTTTTACCTTGCGGTTAATGCTCCGGGTATACCTGAAGTATCACTGTCAGGTGTGCCTGAAAATTACGGCCTGATTATCTGGCCGGTAGTAAAAAAACGGGCCTCAAAGGCTTCAGGATGCGTGTTCCGGACAATTATCAGGTTCCTTGTACAAACGTTTGCACAGTTTTCTTTCTGTACCGGATATAAAGTTTCTATTAGTTTTCCGGTCATCCTTTGTTTTTTAGTTTATCTGTTCAAAAAACTCATAATCAGCACCTTACTTACAAATTTACCATCTCTGCCGTGTAAATAACCTTTTTTAGCCCACCTGGTAAATCAAAAAAACATATCGGTTTATTATCAATTTGTAAACTTTTATTTTGCGTTGAAACATTTATAGGCAACTAAATTTTGAATATCAGTGAGTTGGCAATCGACAAATTTCTAATTTTGGAGAACTCAACATTATTATCCGGTCTGCCATGGACTATAAAAAAGGCCCTTCCTCACTCCACGACGATGCCTATTTATGGCAACAACTTACTGCCGGCAACTATCAGGCACTTGGGCTGATTTACCAGCGCCATTGCGCGGCGTTGATTCAGTATGGCCGCAAACTGACCGCGAACGAGGACCTGGTCAAGGACAATGTGCAGGATTTGTTCGTTGAGCTCTGGCATCGCCGGGATAACCTTACTCAGGATGTCGAACAGGTAAAACTGTACCTGCTCGGCGCTCTGCGTCATAAAATTGCCCGGTCGGTAAAACTACACGATCAGCAAACCGATCTTGCGCTAATCAATGCAGCTGGCTATGCCGAACAATCGCATGAATCTGTACTCATTAAATCGGAACTGGATGCCGAACGGTCGGAAAAACTACAGGAAGCCATTGCACGGTTAGCGCCCCGCCAGCAGGAAATTATTCACCTGCGTTTTTATCAGAACCTGAATCATCAGCAAACGGCTGCGGTCATGAACATGCGGGAACAATCTGTCCGCAACCTCCTGCATGTCAGCCTGGTTCAGCTCCGGAAAAAGCTGGATTTCGCCATTCAAATTCCTCTGCTCTGCCTGCTGGGCCTCTACTGCTGAAATTTTTTTTCAATCGGTACAGTACAATCCTTCCGTTTTCAGCACTTCTTTCTGGAAGCAGTCAAACCGGATTGTTCATGGATTATCAGCGTTATACCGTTCAGGATTACTTACAGGATGATTACTTTCTTCAGTGGGTGCTTAACCCGACCGAAGCCAGTGATCGGTACTGGCAACGGATACGCCAGAATTTTCCGGAGCAGGACGAAACCATGGCTGAAGCCATCGTAATCATTCAGCAGCTTCACGAAGCCGAAAACACCTCTGTTAAGCCCGAAACGCTGGAGGAGCTCTGGGAACAAATTGCCGCTCAGACCGCTCCGGAACCGGAAGAGAAAGCCCCGCGCTGGTATATTCCGATCGGGGTGTTAACGGTGCTGCTGGTCGTCTTTGCCGTTTGGGGTGTTCGCAATGAGTTGCTTCCGTTTCACTCAGGCACCAAAGAATGGGTAAGCCGGCAAAATACAACCGATAAACCAGTCTGGGTGCATTTGCCGGATAGTTCGTGGGTTTCGCTGCTGCCCGGCAGCCGCCTCGAATACGCGATAGACCCTGAATGGCCGGTTCGGGAAGTGACGCTGCATGGCCAGGCCTTTTTTGATGTAAAACGCAATCCGAACTGGCCTTTCCGGATTTTAACCGGAAAAACACGGACACACGTCTTAGGGACAAGTTTCTGGATTAAGGAACGGACCGACCAAAAATCCGTGGAGGTCGACGTCGTATCCGGTAAGGTTTCGGTGACTAAAACCACCAAACCCGTGCTTTCGCTGAAGGAACCGGCCAAAGATGAAGTCATCATTTTACCCAACCAACGGGTTTTGTATGACGAACAGGGCAACGATTTAACCGTGAGTCTGGTAGAACGCCCACAGCTGGTTCAGGCCGGCGTCGGTAAGGAACAACTTCAGTTCCGGGACATGCCGGTCAGCATCATAGCCTCCCATTTGAGCCAGCTGTATGGGATTCCGATTACCATCGGAAATCAGAAACTAGGCCGCTGCATGTTTACCGGCGATGTGAATGGCATGGCCTTATACGACATTCTAAACCTGATTTGCCGGTCCATTAACGCTTCGTACCGCATTCAGGAAACACAAATACTGATCAGAGGAAACGGATGTCAATAAATTCAATGGGATTAATAGTCTGTTTGACGAGCAAAATCGTATAGTAAATAGTCAATTATTCACTTAACCCGGACGCTATGGTATAGAAAACACTATACATATCCCTTAAAAAAAATAGGCCAATC